AAGTGCTGCTCGACCTGGCGGACGCCTTTGCGCTGCTGCCCGAGGGCACCGAGCGGGCCGCACGGGCGCAGGAACTCTTTGGCAAGAGCGGCGCGACGCTGCTGCCGCTGCTGGCGGGTGGCCGTGAAGGGGTGCAGGCGCTGGGCGACGAGATTGAGCGCCTGGGCGGGCTGATGACCAGCGATTTCGCCAAGGCCGCGGCCGAATTCAACGACAACCTCGACCGCATGAAAACCGCCTCGTCGTCTGTCGGGATTGCTCTCGGCAACGCGATTCTGCCGGCACTCAACGAAGTCATGCAGCGCTTTCTTGATTTCAAGACGCTGGGGCTGTCGTTTTCCGATCTGATCTTCGGGCAAAACCCTGAGGCTGGATTCAAAACCGGGCAGGAGAATGTGACCCGCACGGCCGCGCTGATTGCCGACCTGCGCCAGCAGCAAGCAACGGCATCGGCCGCGCGCCAGGCGGAAATCGCCGCAGAAATCGCCCAGCAGGAAAAGCTGCTGGAGTTTTACCGGCGGATGGCCAGCCGTGACGGCAGCGCCCCGGCAGCCGAAGACCCGGCGAAGGCTACCAAGCGCCTTGCTCTGGCGGCACAACTCCAGACCAAACTCGCCGAGCTCGAAAAGCTACGCGGCATCGCCGCCGGCAAGGTATCTGCCGATATTTTGCTGTCCGACGAAAAGCTGACCGACGAACGGATCAAGAACGCGCAGAAACTGCGCGATGCGTGGTTCAAGAACTGGAAAGAGATCTCTGCCGAGGCGCAGAAAGTGGCGCAGGAAGCCAAGGACCTGACGGACAAGGCCGGCGAGACCCGCGCCGCCGGAGCCGACAAGGCGGCAGAGATTCGCCGCGGGCAACTGTCGGAAGCCGACCAGGCCTTCCTGAATCAGCGCGACGCGACAAATTTTGCTGACACGGCCACCGTAGCCGCGCTGCAGGCCAAGTCGGAGGCGATGTACGGCCGCACCGAGAACGCGGCAAAACTCGCCGATCAGGCCACCAAAGCCGCCGAGCAGGCCAGCAAGTACGCCGACAAGATCGCCGACCCGGAAGACCGGGCGCGCGCCGTCGAGCGCATTGCCGAAGCGCAGGCCACCGCGCAGGAAGCACAGGCCAAAATCAAGCAGCAGGAAGCCGCCAGCCTCGAAGCCACTGCCGAGAAGACGAAAACGCAACTGGCCGAATTCGACGCGCAGCTTGCCGAACTGCAGGCCAAAGCCGCGGCCATCGATGTGCAGGTCAAAATTGATGATGCGATCGCCACCATTTCCAGCCTGAAAGCAGAGTTGGCGAGCATCCCGGATGTCACGGAGAAAAAGGTCAACGTTGTCGTAACGAAAACCACCGCCGAGCCCAACTCGTTTTCGTCCGAATCTTCGATGACCGGATTTGCCCGTGGCGGTTACACTGGCCCCGGCGGCAAATTCCAGCCGGCAGGCATCGTGCACGCCGGCGAGTTCGTCACCCGCGCCGAGATCCTGCGCCAGCGGGGCGCCCTCGACTTCCTGGAGCGTTTCAACCGCTTCGGCATGTCGGCGCTCCCCGGCTTTGCCGATGGCGGGCTGGTCGGCCGCCTCGCCATTCCCACCCTGCGATCCCCGCAGCCGGTGACCGAGCGAATGGCCGCAACCTTCAATTTCCCCGGCCTGGGTAGCTACCGCGCCACCGTCAGCGCAGACACTTTCCGGCAATTGCAGAATGACTTTCAGCGCGCGGCGCTGCAGAAAGGGGGGCGTCGTTGAGTGCATGGGAGGAAGTGCAGATCGGCGACTGTCGGCTGATATTGGGCGATTGCCGGGAGGTTTTGCCGACTCTGCAAAAGCATGATTTGCTTTTGACTGATCCGCCATATGGGATTGGTGCGGACAAGGGCAAGAAAAGCGATCCAAGACCATTTAACGGAAGTGCTCCGATTGTTTGCCGCCACTATCCGGAAAACGAATGGGACAACATCAGGCCAGACGAGGGCGTTATTCTGACGGCCGTGCGATCGGCAAATGTTGCGATTGTGTGGGGCGGTAATTACTTCTCCGACTGGCTAACAGCACAAGGTCGTTGGTTGTGGTGGGACAAGTGCCAGACCATGCCAAGCTATGGGGACGGCGAGCTTGCGTGGACAAATCTTCCGCAGAATACGCCAAAGAAGTTTACGTTGGCTAACAACAAGATTTTTGCCGACAGGGTTGAGCGTTATCATCCAACGCAAAAACCGCTTCCCTTGATGCTCTGGTGCCTGAGTTTTGCGCCAGAAGCACTGACGGTCCTCGACCCGTTCGCCGGAAGCGGAACAACTGGCGTAGCGTGCGCCCGCATGGGGCTGCAATTCACCGGTATCGAGCGCGAGCGCAAATACTTTGACATCGCCTGCGAACGCATCGACAACGCTTACCGGCAAGCGCCCCTACTGCCCATCCTGCCGGTCAAACAAATTCAGGGGGCGCTCATCAAGTGAAAATCCTCAAGATCGGCAGCGTCGAGATTCCCGCGCGCAGCTCGCTGGATATCGACCAGACCTACGAGCCATTGGGCGGCGAGGCCATCCTGCGCACACTCTCGGGCGCAGGCATCAAGCAAGCCACCTGGCAGAAAACCCGCACGGTGATCAGCGGTGGCGGCTGGATTCCGCCAGGTTTGACGCATCTCGACTACACCACGCAGCAGAGCGTCGCCTGCATCGTGCCTCGCGCGCTGATCTGCAACGGCAGCCGCATGGCCACCCTGCCGGCCGCGCGCCGTGCCGATACCGGCTACGAGCCCTGGGCCTGGGCGCTGATGCCCGACGGCAGCGTGATCGCCAGCGAGGTCACCATCGTCTCGCACGTCGCCACCGTCGCCGCCGTGACCGATGCCATCGGCTACCAGGTGCTGTACTACCCGCTGCTCACGTGCTGGTGCTCGCGGCCGAACGAGAGCGGCTCGCGCGGCGAGGCGTCGTACCGTTGGGAACTGGCGTGTGAAGAGGTTTGACAATGCGTGACCCTGACGAATTTTCCATTGCGACCGCGCTGCTGATCGTCGGCATCTGGCTGATGGTTGCCCGTTCGGCTTGTAACGCCGTGGGGCTGCTGTGAGCGGCGAAACCTACGCCGGCACCAGCGGCAGCGGCGCGCGCGCCGGCATCTGGTCGGCGATTGTGCTGCTCGACGGCGCCGACGTTTCTGCCAGGGTGGTCGGCGACATCCGCATTGATGCCGAAGAGGACAGCGCCCGCATTGCCGAACTCACGCTGCGGCCGACGGCCGGAACGACGTTTGCCATTGCCGATTGGGTCGGCAAGTCGCTGACGATCGACATTGCCGACGTCTCCAGCGGCAGCGCCACCGACGTGCAGCGCCTGTTCACCGGCATCGTCGATACGCCGACGCTCAATCTTGATCTGCGCACCATTGCCATTCGCGCGACCGACAATCTCCAGAACATCGTCGAGGCGATGGACGCGGCAGCGATCGATGCGGAAATCCCCGACGGCTACCACTCGCCGGTCATTTTCGACCCGGCAGCACGGGGCTGGTCGCGCGCGCAGGACCGGCTCTCGACCGTGCCGCAGTCGCTCGACCTCACCCCGGCGGGCGTGATGCGCGTTACCGATTGGGCGCCTGCCGTCTCGCCGGCGATGTCCTTCACCGCGGCGCATCTGCTCGATGGATCGCTGGCGGTGTCGCTCAGCAGCCGGCACTCGCTGGTCAATCGCGTCGACGTCGATTTCGGCTACCGATTCCCGAGAGTCAAGGCCGAGGGCTGGCCACTGTCGTACAGCTACGTCGACGAGACCAACATCGACACCTTTGTCGACGGCAGCAATCAATTTCTGACGCGATCGGCCGTCGAAAACGCCATCGAGGCTGCCGGCGGCACCGTCGAATCGATCACTTACACCGCGCTCCCATCGACCACTATCGGTTCCTGGGTGCCAGGCCCACAGGATTACCTGCTGTGCATGGGCTTCGATGCGGTCGTGAGCTTTGACTACGCGCAGATGATCGAGGAGCAGCACAGCATCACCGTCTCGGCGCCGAATTCGATTGCCGCTGTGGGGACGCTCTCTGACCGGATGAGCGGCGCGCTGGAGGGCCAGTATCCGCCAATCCCCACCGCCGAAGCGGCGATGCTGCTCTATCGCAACGCCATATCAGGGATTCCGCCGCAGGACACCGCCACGCCTTCCTCCGGATACACCACCGCCGCAAATGTCACGCTCACCGCCGACACCGACCGCGCCGCAGCGAACGCCGCGATGGAAACGCTGATCGCCGCAGCAAAGGTGCGCATCTGGTCGTCGCACCGGCAAAACACGGTATCCGCCCGCTTGGCGCTGAATCCGGGTATCGACCTGGACAAGACCATCGATCTGGCGGACACCGGCCTGCACGCGCGCGGCAAATGCTCGCGACTCTCGCACGTGCTGTCACCGGACACCGGCGAGGCAACTACCGAGTTTTCCATTGCCATCTGCTCAGTGGCCGGGACCGGCGTATCGCATGCCGAGACCCCGACCACCGCGCCGACCGGCTCCTCGCCGGCCAGCACGACGCTGACCGGATCGGCCACCGCCGACTACAACTACGGGCCGTCCGAAGACAAAATCCTCACCGTGACCTTCCCCGGCGTCGAAGCCGTCGAGCGCAACAAGGCCAACATCGCGATTGCCAGCAGCTACAGCGCGCCGCTCACCGAGGACATTTTTACCATCACCCTATGAGCCAGCCGACCGCACCGACGCAAGACGATCTGGTGACCTCGCTCGACACGCTGGCCACCGCTGCCGGGACCACCACCCGGCAAAACCGCATCCTGCCGCAACCGGCACCCGCGCCAGCCATCCCGGCCAGGGTCGGCGCCGCCACATCCGGCGGTCGATCCATCTAGGCCATGTCTGTCGACGACCTCATCCGCGCCCGCCAGGCGCTGGCCGCAGGAGTCGGCAAGACGACTCGCGAAAACCGCGTGCTGCCCTTTGCAGCGCTGAACGTGCAGATCCCGGAGCGCGTCGGCCGCAGCCTGCGCCCGGAAGACGTTGCTCCGCTGTGCATCCCGGGCGACCTCTACCAGCCCCCCAGCGGAACCTTCTCGGCGCCAGCGTGGTACACCGATGCCGTCAAACTGGTTTCGACCGATGGCCTGTGGAAACTCGACAAGAGCCAGTGGAAGCGCTGGACGGGCCGCTCGAATTCCACCGGCGACGTCTACGCGTCCGGCTCCGGGCCGCTGATCCACTTCAATTTCTCTTCGCCTGCCACCGCGGCTGTAGCCGAAGCCGCCGCCGACAGCGCCGACCAGCAATTCATTGAGGGGCCGTTCG